GGCGCCAAGCTCCGCGAGGAATGCCGCGTCCTGGTAGGCCTGGAGTAAGGCCAGCAGCTCCTCCGCGATCGCCTCGATGTGGTTCAGCACCCAGGCGTCTAGCTCAACCTGAGTGATCAGCTCAAGAGGGACGCGCTTGGCCTCTCCCAGGAGGATGGTGACCTTTCGGAGGTGTGAATAGAGCACCGTGGCGGGGATCGCTATGCTGGCCCCACTGCCCACGGTGCTTGGCTCTCTGGTCTCGCTGATTACAGAGCCCGCCGTGGGCCCTTCTGTGCCCGGGAGCATCGCGCATCCCATGGCGTGGCAACTGTGCTGTGAATGGTCCACTGACCACTCCTCTCCGTGTCTGCCCTGCTCGATCGAGCGGGGTCCCTGGCGGGGTCAGGGTATGGCAAACACGCTGAGTCGTGGTCAGCTTCAGTGAACTATGTGGGGTCCTGATCTCGCTGTGGGCACATTATCAAAGCCCAGCGATCGCTAGGTCACTGACGGCGTGTCGGGCTTCGGTGTGTCGATCTTGAACGACGCGCGCACCAGGTTGTGATCGCTGGCGTGGGGCTCGTACTCAGGCGTTCCGGTGATCACCAGAGTGCCCGCGTACGGAGTCACGGCGGGGCTCGTCAGGACGTCGTCTATCCAGATCCCCTCGCGGCCGGTGACACCCCAGCCGTTGCGGCTGTTGCGGCTGTCTCCGTCCATTTGGTTATCCGTGAGCCGGTCCCTGAGGTGGCGGTAACCAGCAGCGCCCAGGATCTTCCGGACACCAGCGTTGAATAGCTGGTCCTTCTGGGCGTCGTTCAGGTCACCGAAGATCACCACGCGCTCATGCTCGGGCAGCGTGGCCAGGTGGGCCACGATCTCCACGGCCTGGGCCTCGCGCAGCTTGGCTTCACCGGGCATATTGACGGCCAGGTGAGTGGCGACCGCCCAGAAGTCAGCGCCCGTGGCGATCGACTGGAGACGGACGCACGTCAGCGGCCGCGTGGACGGGAAGCCGGGCAGCGCGGTGCTCTTGAGCTTGAACTCCTGGTGATCAATTGCCACCCACTTGTCAGCCCTCCATATGATCTTGGCCGTGCCCGAGCCCCAGAAATTCCAGTTAGGCCCGAGCCCATGCGTCAGCTCAGTAGCGCGGGCGTCGTTACACTCCTGGACCCCGAGCACGCTGGGCGCCACGTCGCGGATTACCCGCACGAGCTGAGGGAGCCGAGCGGACCAGGCCCTGGGGCCCACGTCAAGGGGTGTCTTGTGGCGGATGTTGAACGATGCTGACCTGACTGAGGTGGAGGTGTCCACGGCGCCCGGTGCCTCTCTTCCGTAGCTGATGTGAATGTGCCCGGTGTGAGGGTCGGAGCCGGTGTATTCGCGGACGCCCTCAGCGGCCCGAGCGACTGACCAGATGCGCCGTCTGGTGATTATGTAGGTGGCGCCCAGGCGCTTGGCGTTGATCTTGAACCAGGCCAGGACTTGATCATGGTGAGCGGCGCTGTTGTCGTACAGCCAGAAGTCTGCCGCGTACCCGCCAGAGGGGACAGTGTCTTTCCCCGGGTCGCTGTGAGCGTGGTGAGGGTACGTGCCTATCTGGGTGTTGAATCGGTGCGCGATCTCCTCATTCGACTTGACCACCCAGCCCGGCCAGGGTCGGTAATTGTCGATGTACAGCCCCATGATCAATAGCCCTTCTGTTTCGTCTGTTCGGCCAGGACCCTAGTGACGATCGACGCGATGCGCTCGTCCAACTGGCCATTGGTTTGGGTCTCCACGCGCTCAGTCACTTTCGCGGTGTCGCCCACGCGTGACCTGATCGACAGCCAGCCAGCAGCGATAGCCGCAAAGTTCGTTATCCACGCATAGTCGATCATCGCGCCAGGCTCGTGGGGTGCCCACTGCATGGCCGCACGGACGATCACGGCGATGCCGAATATCCACAGGCCCGCTTTGTCAGCGCCCGTGATCTTGAACTGGTCCCGCATATCGTTACTCACTACCATTGCCCCTTTGGTTCTGGATCGGCTGTTTCGTCCACGTGGGACAGGTTGCAGGGTGCACACGCTGCCCTGACGTTATCTGGGTGATCGGTCCCGCCTTGGGATTTGGGCACTATGTGCGCGGCCTGGGTGGCCAGCGTGGTGCATTTCGGGCCCCGGATCTGGCAGCGGTACTGATCGCGGCGCAGCACCAGGAGCCGAACACCGCGCCATGCTGCGGTGGAGCCACCAGCCCACGCCTTAGACACGGGGGCGCATTCTCCGGCGGCCGGGGAGATTCCACCAGCGTGGCCACAGGGCACACGAGCCAGCGTGCCCCGCTGGACGAGCGCACCACCAGCCGGGGAGCTTGCGGCCTAGCCGGCACCACGTGGGGCTCATCAGGCTGCCCTGTAAGTCAGGTTGCCCGCGAGAACGTCCCCGGCCGCCCACGGGATCGGGTCGTTTGAGTCAATGCGGCTATAGGGCGGCGTGAAGTTCGTGGGGCCAGTGTTGGGGAATGGCGACACAGCGGCGGCGAAGTGAACGCGGTCAGACGCGGCAGCCCAGAGCCCGAGCGAGCCGCCGTAATGGCGCGGCGTGACCGCGGCACCACTGGCCGAATCGTCTCTGGCCGTCCAGGTGCCTATACACCCGGAGATACCCGAAGCGCCCCACACGAACGCGGGGACAGGCAGCACCAGGAGGAACGTGCCCGAGTCGATCGAGAATCCAGACGCCAACTCAACCCGGAATTCAGCATGGACCAGCTTTCCGCACTGCTGATAGAAACCCTGACTGCTGCCCGCGCCGCCCACGCTGAGGAAGCCGCCGCCGCTGGCCGTGTCCCACACGAGCGGCCAGTTATTCCAGACGTCATGGCGGGCGGTAAGCGCGGCCTGGGCAGAGGTAGCCAGGTTCTGGACATGCTGCCAGATGGAGGTCCCGCCGCTGGCGTCCGGGTAAGTCAGATTGTCGGGTGATGTTCCGGGCATTAGGAGATCCTTGTCCAATCGAGAGTGAGCACCATGCTGGAGGAGTAGCGCGAGCGGCCCGCCAGCCTTACGTGGGGCTGTGAATCATCGGAGACCCATATACCGATCCCACCCGCCAGCCCGTCCACGATGTCTTGAGCGAGCGCGTTAGGAAGCGTCAACGTGTCCACCTCATTAACCGACAGGTTAGGGCCCAGGGTGCCTGAGCCGGTGCGTGTCGGGGCGCCGCTGGGCCGCGTGTTTTCCGCGATCCGATAGAACTCAGGTTTGCGGGCTGAGCTGTCCCCGCCCGCCACGCGTTTCATCTTGAGCCGGGCCAGGGTCACCACGGCACCAGCCAGGGCCCGCGGGGCGGAGCCGTAGAACGCGCAGCCGGTGAACAGGTCGCCGCCCCATTCACTCTGGAGCAGATCGTCTGTGTCAAACCGCCAGGCGTTGGGCCCTGGGCCCGTGTGATACGAGCGGGTCTCGACTGGCAGGAAGACGCTTTGACCCGAGCGGGATGCGCCCTCTGGTGACGGCGGGTAGCCCGTGGCGTCTGCGGCGCTGGGTGCACTGGCGTGCATACGGCCCAAGATCAGGATCTCGCCGCCCACCCGGACGCCCGCCACGATGTCACCCGCGGCCGTGGTGATGCCGCGGAGAGCACGGCAGACAATGACGGTCCCCATGATCTTGACGCTGACCGTTGCGGAGCCGCTCACCGCGCCCTGGGCAATCCCCTTGATCACGCTAGTGCGGGGCGAGACCCGCAGCCCTGACCACTCCATCAGTCCTTGAGCCTCACCGTGAGGGGCGCCTGAGCGTTAGCAGGCTGATGGCCGAGCCCGTAGCCCTGGACCCTACCCAGGGCGCCAGAGAGGCCCAGGCGTGCGCTGGTGACCGCCACAGCATCGCCGAGCTTGATTGCCGGGTGGGGGACAGCGTCGATCGAGACTGTGCGGCCGCTGGTGCCGCGGAGAGTCCGAAGCCTGGTGTTCGCGGCCGCCTGGACCATCGTGGGGTCAGTCATCAGCGGCGACTCGTAGCCAAACGGCACCAGGAACGGGCTGAACGGGCCGCCGTAGCGAAACGGCGAGGTGGCCACCAGGTCATAGCCCGTCGCCACGATCTCCTGGCCAGCGAGCCCACCAGCCGTGTCCGGGTATGCACCCCGGGCCACCACGGCATTGAACGCGCCGTCCATGGACAGCTCGCTGCTGAACTGTTCCACGTTGACCGTGTCGGAGAACGTCATCAGGGCGCTGGTGGGCTCGGCCGGGACAGGGGTCACCTTGAGCACGCCGTCCACGGTGACCTCAGCCTGAGCTGGCCACGCATCGAGCGCGTTAGCCACGTTGTCCAGCCGGTTGTCCGACCAGGTCACATTGCTGGGAGCCGTCCGGTCAGTGGGAGCCGTGGTGAGGTCCACGATCAGGCCAGGTTCGACCAGAGCTCGAATGATGGAGCCGAGCGTGGCGCCCGCCTTGGGCTGATACTCGCTAACCAGGCTAGCCTCCTCCACCAGGTACAGCAGGCCAGCACACTGGACGCTGACCGAGTCCCCAGAGGTCTCCGCACCGATCGTCAGGAACTGGCCGCGGGTCAGCCACTCAACCTGTCCGCTGTCAATCCCCACCCCCACCTGGGCCACGATGCGCTGGCCCCAGATTCCGAGCGGATGATCATACGAGCTGGGCACCCAGGACACGCCGCGGTCAAGGATCGGGACCTTAAAGCTCAGCGTCTCGGGCACCCGCAGGCTAGCGTCTGCCTCCTCGCGGACGTCCACGGCCGGGATGTCATCGGCCAGCACAACGCCAGCCTGGATGGAGATCAGCCGGTTATAGAGCTTGTAGCTGTTCCCCGCCAGGATGCCCTTGAGCGTGTCCGAGATTGTGATCATGACCAGTCAGCCAGCGCAATGTCCAGAAGAGTCCCACCAGGGAACATGTCAGCCAGGTCCTGGAGATCGTTCGGTGGGCTAGGCAGCGCGGCCGCGATGTCACCCAGGGTGAATGACTTAGTGCCCAGGGTGGACGCCCAGCCCTCCACCTCGACCACCTCAGCCGCCACCACGCGGCGATCGTCAGAGCCATCCTGGCTCCAGCGGCGAACGCTGAGACCGACCACGGCCAGGTAGCAATCCACGTCGTCGTAGCCGCCCGGGCCACGTAGCTGAACGATGCCCTGGGTGGCGTTGCGCAGCAGGTTGACCAGGTTCGTGCGGCTGTCCGTGGTCTCGCAGTAAAACTCAATCGTGGAGGTGAAGCCCACCAGGTCACCCAGGACAGCAATATTGCGGTCGCCTACCTGGAAGACAGTGGACGGCCGGGCCATGTCTTTGTCCGGCCAGGCCAGGATCACAGTCTCAGCAGCATTCCCCGCGATCGCGTCCGTGATTGCGACCTTGCCGCCGTCCAGGGTGAGCGTGACCATTTCGGTCTCCAGCGGGAGATCAATCCCGCTGACCTCCAGGAGGTACTCGAGCGGGATGCCATAGGGCGCTTCGTGGTCGTAGGCGATGATCGGGCCCGAGTCCGTACGCACCAGGTGGTCAGCACCACGCACGGCGACGCGGTCAGTCTGGCCAGCGACGCGGCGCCAGATGGTGACAGTGGTCCCAGCCACGTTCTCAGTAACCACGAGCTGGACGCGATCCGGGTAGACGTCCTGGACCGTCAGCGCAATATCGGTG